TTATCGCAGCCTGAACTCTTGCCGGTGTCGGTCATGGCTCAGCATGGCTGTTTACTCCCTACGACTTCCGGACTGACACCATACGCCCAGCGGACCATTCGCCGCGCTATCAACCTGCTGGATAAATATCTGCGTCAGCCCGGTATAGCCTTTACCTCAAGTACTGCTGCCCGTGACTGGCTCCGGTTACAGCTGGCCAGACAGGAGCGGGAAGTGTTTATGGTGCTCTATCTCGATAATCAGCATCGTTTACTGGAGAGTGAAACGCTGTTTGCCGGTTCGGTAAACCATGTGCAGGTTCATTCCCGTGAGGTGGTGAAGTCGGCGCTTCGTTTCAATGCTGCAGCTGTCGTGCTGGCGCATAACCATCCCTCCGGCGATCCGGAGCCCAGCAAAGCCGATCGCCAGTTGACGGACAGGCTAAAGGAGGTGCTGGGACTAGTCGATGTGAAGACGCTCGATCACCTGGTTGTCGGCCTAGATGGCATTGTGTCGTTTGCAGAACGAGGCTGGATATGAAAACCATCAGTAAACGCCAGGCCATGGCCTTGTACCGACAGCATCCAGACTCCCGGCTGTTTCGCTTCTGTACCGGCAAATATAAATGGACAGGCAGTATATGCCATTATGCTGGCCGGGAAGTTCAGTACATACGCGGCGTTCTGGCCGTGTTTGCTGAACGTCGTCAGGACCGCCATGGTCCCTATGTCATTCTTCGAAGTGTCACTCTCAATTAATCCTTCCCTTTAATCAGGAAAAATAATGGACAATCACTCAGAATCCGGTACTAAGCCGGAGAGTCCCGCCCGCCAGTTGTGGGGACTGAAGCGCGATATAACACCTTGTTTTGGGGCTCGTCTGGTTCAGGAAAGCAACCGACTGCACTATCTGGCTGACCGAGCAGAATTTAACGGGGCGTTCATCGATGATGTTGCAATGCGCCTTGACCAGGCATTTCCGCTCATGATGAAACAACTTGAGCTGATGCTGACCAGTGGAGAACTTAACCCTCGCCACCAACACTGCGTTACGCTATACCACAACGGCCTCATCTGCGAAGCCGACACACTCGGCTCCTGTGGCTATGTCTACATTGCTATCTATCCTGAGCAGACTGAGCCGCAATAACCCCCGCTTATTCCCTTAACATCACAGAGTAAACATCATGCAAACCATATCATCACACCCGACACGGGCGACTCAGCCCTGCCTGTCACCTGTTGAAATCTGGCAGCGGCTGCTAACTTATCTGTTATTGCAGCACTATGGCCTGACACTGAATGACACACCATTCAGCAATGACTCCACCATCCAGGAACATATTGATGCTGGAATATCGCTCAGTGATGCAGTGAACTTTCTGGTAGAAAAATACGGGCTTGTCCGTATCGATCGGAAAGGATTTTCGTGGGAAGAACAAACCCCGTATCTTTCCGTAGTGGATATTTTGCGAGCAAGACGCTCTACCGGCTTGCTAAAAACTGACGTGAAATAAACGCTTAAATACAGAGCAGACTAAAGGAAAACAAAATGCTAATCTCGTAGACAAAGAGACCTCTGCTGTAACCTCCCCTCCCCTGCAAAAAACCTGACATTTTCTTTTAGGACCAACAATGGGACCAAAATGAAAATTGAATTGATTATTAGCGCATATAAAACAAATAGTTATAAAACCAATTCAGACTCCGCCAGCCCACCAAATAAAACAAGGGGTTACGTGAAAACGTAGCCCCTTTGTCTTTTCCGATGACGGCAAAATGACGGCAGCCAATCTGCCCTTCGTCTCTTACCTTTGCATCAGTCCAAATCATGAAGTCCAATAGACATTGTCCATTGGTGAATGTAGGCTCAACTTATTAAATATTTCATCAATAAGCTTAGTGACCATGGGAGGAGCGGATGGCTTTCATCACAAGAGAGCAGGCTTTAGAGCATTTTCGAAAACGTTATAATAAAGATAAATTTACTTGTACTGTAAATAAAATTTCTAGCGGTTATGTCTTTATTGCCACACCAATTTCTCAGACTGATTCTGGGCAGAGTCGCGTTAATCAGCAAGTCCCCTTCCAAAAGCCAGACTCTGCAGAAATTAGTAACTCAATATTAGACAGACTTTTTGTGACAACAAAATTTGCGCCAAAAGTAAGATCATTTGCCGGCGATGCTTTACGCAAGGCTGAAAAACTACCGGCGAAGAAAACATCAAAAATAGAAGATGAACCTTTACCTGATGAAGCAATCAAGGCAGTCATAGCAAGTCGCGCTAAGCGAAAAAAACCAGTCCCTTATGTACGCGAAGAATTTAACTCGACATCAACGTTAAATATAAATCAACATGACTCAGACCGACCACGATGCATCTATTGTGGCGACTATCATTCAGGCATTGTTCGTGACCATGTTGTTTCAGTTGCCCGGAGAGGTGGAGTAAGGCATTACGATCGCAGCCACACAGTACCATCTTGCCCACAATGTAATAACCTGCTGGGCGATAAACCCTTGCATAATATTGCAGACCGGGCGGCATTTCTGGTTGGTGCTATTGAGCATCACGAACGTCGCTATCTATTTACTGTAGACAGGACGCCTGAGGAATTAGCGGAACTTGACCATTTCTTAGCAATATCGGTAAAAAGTGCAATGTATGAAAAAGCAATTGCCTTAAAACGGATAGAATATGCTAAACAAGTCGCCGCTGGATATTATGACTATGCAACTATTAAGCATTTGGTTAAGCAGGGTAGAGAGATCCCCGAAGAATAAGCCAGATAGACTTAGTCACATCGTCACTTAGCCAACTAAATATAAACTACTGAAATTTTTATAATGAATTTGTTTCGAACGATTAAATCCGCCGTGGCGGGTCAGTATACAAGTTGTTGCTGCATCCCTTTGGGATGCCGTGGCACGGTGCTAAATTTCTCAGGACGGCAAACCGATCTCATAAACGACTCATGCGTCACGAAGGTATGTCCGCACTAAATGTTAGTACACGGGTTGTAGCGCTCTGTGGTCTGCGTGGAGACTTGAAAACTGGTTGTGCAGTTTGGCGCGAATACCTTCGATAATGTCGCCTGCCAGCGACGGTTAAGCACGCCATCCCCCGCCTGCGATGGTGTCAGCCAGTACCTGCGCGTTGCGGGTGTAGTTTTCAAAGGTGAACAGAGGATCGTCACTGGGGCAGCGGGAACCCCAGAAGCGGAAACCGTCTTTGCGGAACAGCGTGGTGATATCGCTCTGATTCAGCAGCTCCGCATCAGTGGCAGGGTGCTGCAAATCCCAGAGCACATCAGCAGAAATGCCGGCGACGCCGTTCGCGCCCACGTTGGACAGGTATTAGTGCCAGCCGGTCTGTTCGACAATTTTGGCACGCTGGCCCAGCGCACAGGCTGAGTTATAAGCCGTTGCGTCAGCATTCAGCACGGTGTCAAAACTGATGAAATCAGGCCAGATCAGCATCCCCTCGCGCTGGCTGAAATTATCGCGGTAGGCAATGGCCACCTCTGCCGTTTTGCAGCCGTAGGCTGACAGATAGGCGAACCCGCGCAGACTCTGTGCCACGCTTAACAGCTCAGTGGCAACCGCCTGCGTGTCGTGCCCCGGCACGCCAAGGATACTCGGCTTAACGCCGAGCTGGGACTGCACAGATAACAGTGCTTTCATGCCCGTTTTTTTACCCTCGGCTGTCACGCCGCCGATAATGTTGGAGGTTGTCTCTGCTTCGCTTTAGCCTGGTCGGCAATTGCATCCAGGGAGCGGGCCAGCATGCCGGACTCGCCTGCTTTACCGATGCTCGTCAGCACGTCGGTAAGCAGGACCAGTTTATTGAGGGGGAACATGGACGCATCTGCATCAACACCGGTACAGACCATACCGACAATTGCCGTGCTTACTGTTGAAATTGGTCGAGTGCCATCGTTGACCTCAACGACACGCACACCGTGGTGGTAATCCTGTGCCATAAGGCCGTCTCTCCGGTTTTAAGGGGGTGTGCGTATGTTCTTGGTTGATAGGCGCGCGGCGCACGCGGCAGGATGTGTGAGAGATGGTACAATTCAGGGAGTATGAAATTGCATTTTGGCTTAAAATGAAGAAAACGATGGGTATAGCCATCCTATGCTGTGTTAGCATCAGAAAAAATTTAACCTGAATATGACTATGAACATCAGAAATGACCTTCACGGATTAACGATATTCCGCTTTGTTACTGCTTTCTATGTATTTTTATTCCACTGTAATATCAGATATAAGGCTGATGTCTCTGACTGGCTGCAGTCTGTTATCAACAATGGTGCTATCGGGATGTCTTTCTTCTTTGTTCTTTCTGGTTTTGTCATGGCGTGGGCATCTAGAAATGGGATTAAGGATAATTACTATCGTTCCAGAATTGCCAGAATATTCCCCGCTTATCTGGTCATGGGATTAATTACAGTTCCTTTCCTTCTTGAGTACGACACAACGCAAATCTCAACATATGCTTTATTATTTTTAACTACTGCACAGTCGTGGTTCCCGGATAGTTTTAGCCAATGGAACTTCGGCGGCTCCTGGTCTGTTTCAACCGAAATGTTTTTTTACCTTGTTTTCCCATTCCTGTTGCCAGTAATTAAAAAAAGACCGGTTCTCGCATTAGGTATTGCAGTATTGATATCATCAATAGTCGTACCAACATCTATGATATTAACTAATAGCGCTGTCTTTCCTCGTTATTATGTCAGCCCTATTCATCGCCTGCCAGAATTTGTCGCAGGAGTAGCAATTGGTTGTATCTTTTCTCGCGGCTTTCGCATTACCAAATTTAACAACACGCTTTTTATTGTTGCGATATCCTCTCTATTTTTTATTTCCCCAACCAACAATAATGGCTGGATGCAAAACAACTACATTACATTACCAGCAACATGCTTTGTTGTTTATCACCTCGCAGCCGCAGCAATTAATAAAAACGCCATCACCCTGCCATTAATATACTTAGGAAAAATAAGTTACTCATTTTACCTGATGCAATTACCCATTATGATTTACATAACTAAATACCATGACAGCCTTGAATCATTCCCTACATGGTTTATCTGGACACTTTTGGCCTTCATTAATTTAGTGATGGCTTCGGCTTGCTATCATTTCGTTGAAGATAATAAGTTCATTAAATCTTTCATCCTGAACTGGCGACGTAAGCCGAATTCACCTTTAGAGCTAAGCTAACTCAGGTTTTTCAGGCCCAAAAAATATCAGGTGCCTCAGATGTTTTTATGGCCTGCAAGTCGCGAATGTTTGTATCCATAATTTCAGTTTAACTTTGTCTTCATCGCTGATGAGACCGAGTTGTAGTTCAGTCAGCCCTAGGCTGATAGTACTTTGAGCAACAACCAGCAGTGCGGTTTTTTACTGTTCTGCTGCCTTCACCTGAGTATTTTTTTGCATCTTCTCATCTGTGCCGTTCCGTCGCCCTCATGGCTCAGCACGTTAAGCACCACCTCCGCCGGTGCTGCGCTGGTTGCGCTGGCATCAGCCATTCTCCCGTCCGGGCTTTTAGCGTGAAACTCATAGGCCACCGTCGGGCCCGCAACGGACATACCCTCAAATGCAGCAGGAACACGCAGGCGCAACGCCTCGTCACTTTCCATTACCGCTGTGACCGGCGGCACCCCGGCGTTATCGGCAGGTGTAACCGTCCGCCGCTTCACGTTGTAGTTGGCCGGCATCTGATCGAGATCGCCGCCTCGTTGATACGCTGGCGCAGCAGGATTTCACGATACGCATTTTCCTGCAGGAGCTTGGTCACGGATTCAGACTCCAGCTCAAGCGTGCGCCTAACCGCGTCCTGCTCGTCTGCCGGATAAAGGGCCACAAACGCGGATTTCCGTACCTTTAGCAACGATTCAAAATCCGTCACATCCACTATCTGCGGGGCGGACAGCTGGGAAAGGTCAATGACTGCCATTGTCTGCTCCTGTTGGTACTGAAAGGGAAACAGGCGCGCCGTTATTGCGATTCCCGGATAGATCAACCACCATGGAGCCGTCAAAGCTGCAGTTGATGTTGATGGTGATGGTGATGGAATCCAGCGTGAGCCGTGGCTTCCAGCGACTCAATGATACGTAAACAGCAGCCATAATCTGCAGGCGCAGCACCGGGTCTGGGGCTGTCAATCAATGCTGACAGCAGGGAACCTTATTCCCGGCTGACCATGCGGCTTTTCTGTGGAGTCAACAGAATATCCCGGGCCGACTGCCTCAAATGGTCCGCATCAGAAATGGCTTTGCCATCGCCCTGATTCATACCGATATACAGCGTTATACAGGACCTCCCGATGTATCGCCGCCGGACTTAACGCCGTTATGACCGTGTTTATCCACTATGTTCCCGTTAGAACTCATGGCGCCCCGCCATGGATGACGCCACCCTTGATCACCACCTCGCTGTTTATGCACGTGTTGCTTGCTTCCACCACAAATTCACCCGTTTTCAGGGTTATGTTGTCTGCAGCCTCGATCACCATGGATTTGATACCCCGCACATACCAGCGGCCGGTCACGGGTTCATATTCAAACCAGCCACCGTCCGAATATTCCATTACGCAGCCGTCCACTGAGTCCGACGGCGGCGCGAACTGGTTGGAATAGATCGCAGGTAAGGCATACCGCCCATACTCAGCACCACCACCTGCTCATCCGGCGACGGGCACCGCCTGCGCGCAGTGTCAGCCAGTTAATCCAGTTGGTTTCAAACTCGCCTACCTTCACCCGGCACAGCCCGTTTTCCCGGTCCACTTCGGTTACGGTGCCTGTGCGGATCAGGTTGGTGATAATGCGCATGATTTCTGCGAGTTGTGCGTTCATGCGATTAATTTGCCCACGATAAAGGAATGTGTATTAATAAGAATTTGTTTCATCACTTATACAATTTCACAGAGGGACAACATGAAGTCTAAGTTTGGTTTAAATCTGCC